ATGACTGAAACCCTCTTCCTGATCCTTGTCCCCCTTGTCCTGCTCCTTGTTCTCCGGCGGAGGCGGACAGAAACACATGATTAAAACCATTGGACAATCTGTTAGAACCGTGTATAATTCCGGCGTGGCTAAAATAATTGATGTTCGCAGATGGCTCCCAGCGATGCGTAAAGGGTCTACCCGCTACGTAATCGAACAGGAGTTGATGAGCATAGCCGAGGAGAATGACCACCTTAGTTCCAGAATCAATGCCCTCCTCTACCTGATGAAGAAACTGTAACCCCCACCCCGAATCTATGGACACAGCAACATTAACCATCAGCACTAACAATGAAACACAGGCGCGTGAGATCCTCTCGGTTCTCTCCGCCGCCGAAGAGAGCGGGGAGCTGGACTTCTCGTTCGACTGTCGAATCGGACAGATCAAAGAGAAAGTCGAATTTGACGCGGCCCTTTAACGTGAAAAAAGAATTAGCAGTTTACGAAACGATTACGCTCGTTCTCGCTTCCTTGGGGGCTACAATCCTCCTCGTTCACATGGGGTTCGCCCTCTTTGAATTTCTTACGAAATAGTTTTCGTCGCTCGGGCATGGTGTGCAGGGAGATCCTGCAACGGGTGTAGCTAGTTCCCAATGAAACACCCGAGCGACGACCGCCCAAAAAATGCCAGAAAGTTCTTTACAATTAGATCCAGTTGACCTACACTAGCAGTATTGAAATGAGCAAAAAGAAGCCTTACAAAATTCAAAGTGCCGCGATTGACTTCTTCCTCCGTCGGCAATCCGCCGGATTTAATACCTGCGACCAGTCCGATGCCGGAGTAGGCAAGACACTCATGGCCGTTCTCATGGCCAAGAAACTTGGCCGACCCGTCGCAATCATCTGTCCCAAATCTGTTATCCCCTCATGGGAACGGGAGCTGGAAGAACAGGGGTTGACTGCAACCTTTATCCTGAACCTTGAGCGGTTGCGAACGGGCAAGACCCAGTTCCTGACCAAGGTAGGCAAGAAGGCTTTCAAGTGGCACATGGACCCCGACACATTGTTCCTTGTCGATGAAGTCCACCAGTGCAAGGGACCGTTCACTCAGAACGCGGCCTTGTTCATTGCTCTGATTAAGCAGGGATTCAGTGTCCACTGCATGAGTGCGACCTCCTGCGAAGATCCGACTGAGATGCGCCCTCTCGGGCTGGCACTCGGTCTCCACTCTGGAGATGAGAAGGTAGCGGGGCTGAAGAGATGGTGGCCATGGATGAAGGAATACGGTTGCGTCAAGAACGAGTGGGGATCATGGGTGCTTGAGAACCCCGCGCATCTCCCCCGACTTCGGGCGGAGATGTATTCCACAAATACTATGCGACTCACCGTCGATGACTTCCCCAAGTCTTTTAAGCTGAACAGGATATTCACTGTCCCGATTGAGTTCCGCGAGAACAAGAAGATCATCAAGGCTTATGAGAGTCTGGGCATCACGCCTCAGATTGTGGAAGAGTTTATCGAAAAGGGAACGGTCACAGACAGGGATCACGTTCTGTCTAACATCACCGCTGCCCGTCAGTTGGCGGAATCATTTAAGGTTGTTGATCTGGCAGAGATGGCGGAAGACCTCATGGCCCGTGGTAAGTCTGTTGTCCTCTTCGTCAACTACAAGGACACGGTTGACGCTCTTCGGGTCCGGCTCAAGTGTGACTGGATCGACGGTCGCCAGACGGGGGACAAACGCCAGCGGGTGATCGATGACTTTCAGGAGGACAAGTCACACTGCCTCGTGGTGAACGCGGCGGCGGGTGGGACTGGCATCTCCCTTCACGACACGGTGGGCAACAGGCCCCGTGCTTCCTTGATCTCTCCGACATTCAACTGCAAGGTTTACAAGCAAGTGCTTGGCCGAATCCACCGCAACGGTGGCAAGAGTGATGCGGTTCAGAAAGTGCTGGTCGCAACGGACTCTATCGAAGAACAAGTGATGGCTTCTATCAATCGCCGTCTGGATAACCTCCACACACTCCATGGAGCGTAGACACATAGTCAGGGAGATATACCCGAACGGAATGCCCATGATGATTCAGGGGGAGCTTCAGCTCGATGAGGACTGTGACCTCTTCCATTGGGCGGGGGGAGGCGAACCTACCGTGGACCCTGACACCTGCACCTTGCACCCTGTCATCGGGGACAAGGTGCTCCCAGCCTCACCGATTGTCGATACCAAGACTCGATACAATATCGCTATTAGACTTACCGACGTTATCCGCGAAAAATAAAATGACATTAGACAAACTGAAAAGCCGCCAAGCCACCGAACATCAGAAGCGCACCGACGAGATCGTCGAGAACGTAGCCGACCGCAAGTGGACGAAGGACACTCTCACCAAGAACCTCGACTCCCTCTACATGATGGGGATGAGGCACGGGTGGGAGGCTGCTGAACTTTGCGTCGAGGGCGAAGATTAATCATCGTCCAGCCGGAGGAACCTTGCATGATTAGCGTGTTCTTCCATGAGTGCTCTCAGTCTCTCCCTTCCCACTTCAGTAGACATTAGCGCATCTACCAGATTCTTAGGTGGGACGGGGTTCTCCATGAAACCTGTGAACAGAAGCTGGGATCTCCGCTTCCCGTATCTGGCCCCCTTCATTGTCTGATACATCTCATTGTTAGAGACGCCCATCCCCCTGAATCCTTTCATGGCGCGGGACAGTTGGCTGTTGATACGCATCCTGCTCTTCCTGATGTCTCGGTGGACTCTCGCTACTTGTCCCTCAGACATCCCTGCGGTTTTCCTCAGTTCTCCAAACCTACGCTGCACCCTTGTCTGCTCGTCGCGCATCTTAAACACGACCCGCCTGAACATATCGACGGGAGGAGTGGTCTTAGGCACCACGGGCATCGCTTCGTTAAAGATAATACCAAACGGTGAGTTATCGAAACTCTGCTGATCCTGTCCGAGTGCTAGGTAAGCATCCTTTAATTTCAGGGGAGTCCTCGGCCCGTAGGCTTCTTTCGTTAGATACCCGATCATCTTACCTAGCTTCAGTGCGGGCGTGTCTGTTTCTTCCCAGATAGGATTATCGTCACGTGCATTCCGGTTCTCTTTAATATCAAAGACCGCTCCGGCAAAGATCTGGTCGCCGAGATATGGATCAACAAAGCTGGATGTGAGTAGCTTAGTGACGGCAGTGAGCGGCTCCCCCCGCACGGAGTGTTCTAGGGTCCGCAACATCGGGTCTGCGATAACTGAAAAAGGATTTAAGTAAGTAAGATCCCATGACTTGATGTCTCCGTTGTCCAACTTCTGGATGAAGAAAGTATGATTCCGAAGGTATGGAGGCAGGGACATACGGAACGCTTCGTCTTCTTCCTCGCCCATCCCAGAGAGCACGACTCTCAAGAGCGTGGGCACCGCCATACTGAGGCCCCCAACGACGATACTAAACCCAGCCAGCCGCCGGAACCCCCGCGCTTTGATGACGGGGTTGTCCGACCGCATCTCTTTGACCCCCCGTTTGATTGTATTGACTGCAATCCGTGGGACTTCAGCCGTGAACCGGACGAAAGGTGCGATGAGCAAACCAGCGCCTGAGCCAGTGAACTTCTTAATGATCGGAAGGGCGCGGGAATATGACTGCGCGGTGTCTCCTACGATCTCTGCTGCTTCACGCTTTAGATCTATTTCCGAGATTTTACCTTCAGCCAGATCTGCTTTGTATGCTTTTCGCAGCACGGCTAGTTCGTGTTCAAAGTAACCGATCTTGTAGAAGGTATCCATGGCCCCTGCCAGACGCGCCATCGTATCCGCTGCGGCTCTTCTGATGTGTGCAGGGGTCTTTTTATTTGACGCCTTAGACGCCAGATCTGAAAGCTGGGCTTGCACTCCATCAGTCGTTTCTTCTCCCCGAAGCAGCCGGATCATAATCTCCGAACGGACTTCGTTGCCGAAGACATCAAGCCCCTCAAGTGATCTGAGGTATGCGCTGGTCTCGGCCTTATTGCCTTGAACTGCTCGCCCGATCGCAGAGAACATATTCATCCCTGTGCCAGACATCGGGTCACCAGAAATAATATCCTTAGCCGAATGGAAATATCCCTGCGCGGGGCCGAAGAAGAGCACGTTGCCGAGTGCGTTTCGGAGGTAGAATCCTAATGAGAACAAAGTCTTTGCAGCCATTGCTGCTCCGGTAAGTCTCTGCGCTGCCGCCAAGGAAGTGCTCATCACGGTAGACGCTGCGTCGTTCCCTGCTCTCGTTGTCTGCTGGAACATTGGCAGGATGCTCTCGTAGATATCGTTCTCAACATACAAACCAGCCAGAGGATTAAGCCCACTATCCGCCCCAGAATTTTGTATCTGTCTAAAACGATGGGCGTGTTTCGCATACCCATCGGGTTCCTTTAGAAGATCGTTATACTGTTCTTTCGTAAAGAGCCACCCGTTTGCTATCCCTTGTTGCCTCATCGACTCAAGGAAGTGCTGGTGTGATGCAATCTTGGCAACTGTAGCGAAGGCATACAGCAGGTTGTCTACGCTTTCTTCTGGGATATTGTTTGCACCCATAAGATCAGCGAGCGGTTTGGGTATTTCCGCCCTGCCTTGCAGGTTCTTAACGATTGCGCGGAGTGCGCCTGTGGACCGAGGCTCTTTGGTCTTGGGCATTCCAGCCAGTGCAAAGGCGGAAGCAAAATCCTCTGGTCCCGTTTCTGTATCATACGACAGAAGGAACTCAGTTATCATCTGATATCCCAGTGACTGCCCCCCGAGTTCTCTGGAGTTGTATACTCGCTCTGCTTCTGCCCGTGCATCCGACTCAGATATTGAGGGGTTGGCAGCTATCTGCCGTCGAGTTTCATTCTCGATAAACTGGCCGTGCATGAAATCAATCGCGGCGGCTCTGATGGCAACGTCCGCTTCTTCATCGGATCTAAGAATGCGATCAACGTAATCGGTCTCAGAGAACATCCGGTATCTACGGGTGACGTAAAGTCCAAGATTGTTATCGAACTTAACAAGCACTCCCTTGTCGTGCCGCCCGAACAAATCTCGTGCTTGCACTGATAGCTCATCAGTGAGCCGCCGAAGATCAAGAAGGACATTGAACAAGTCTGGGGACTCTACTTGTATCTGTTTCAAGGCTGCGTCACGGTCGCGCATCATTTTATCTTTCCTAGCCGCGAACGCTTTCTTTAGGTCGGCCTTGTAAGTCGTGTCGGCCAGTTCTTCTTCAGCTCCTCTAGCTGCCTTGTTTAGCTCAGTCTCTCGCGTGATCGCGGCATCTTTCTTTTTCCTCTCCTCAGTGTAAAGCTGCCTGCGCTTGCCTGCATCGGGTTCTGTAGCCTTGATGTTGGCCCGTGCGTTGTCATACGCATCTTCTATCTTGTTTATCTTATCTGATAACTCGGTGGCATACTTTCTTTGGATATCAATCTTAGCCTTGTCCCTAGCATCTGCTATCGTTCCGTCAGGGTCAGGGTCGATATTATCGGTTGTTCCAGTAGCCGTCTGGATTGTTTCCCATGGGATATTATCGGGGTCGTAATCTTTCTCAATCGCCTCCTTATACTTCAGATGATACTCCTCGACCATCTTGTCTCCTGTTCTAAGGAACGCATCCCTCTGCCGAGCGAACCGCTGGACTGTGGGGTCAGTCTCCCCGAAGAATAGCTTCTTAAACGTCCCACCAATCTTATCAAAGCCAACACCTTTTTCGATAAGGGGCAGCTCCAACAATTCGATGAACTCACTATAGTCTACACCAGCATCATTGAACTCAGACGGAAGATCAGACACGGCCCCGAAGATGCCGGACATAATAGAGGCTCGTTGTCCTTCATCGAGAGGACGGCCTTGAGTAGTTTCAATAGTCTGAACCGCTTCGTTTACGGAGTCATCAAGTCCCCTAAGTTCGTCCAGAGTAAGAATCTTTGCGCTCTCGACTTGGACGCCTGAACGAAGACTCAATTCAGAAATTCCCCTGACGCCGAGGAAGGTCGGAAGGTCAGTCTCCCGCAATCTTTCTGGCAACTCTTCCTTGTCGAACGCGCCCTCTTTGCGGAAACGCGGCTCTTCTTTAGCTATTCTGGCTTTTTCTTCGCGAATCCTAGCAAGAGCTTTAGCATTAATACGCAGTCTTGCGTTCTCTTTAATCCTTGTGCCAAACAAATTTGTTGGCGCTTCGCCCGCAATCGGGGAAACAAGAGTCGCCGGAAGTCCTTTGATGATGTCCCCAAGGGTTACGCTGGGTTCGTCTTGTTCTGTTTGTCTGAATATCTTTTCCCGTGTAGTCATGGGTTCCCTTTCAAGGGAAATACCCATGCTCGCCATTCTCCGCGTGCGGTGGGCCTTAGCGAGTTCTTCAGACTCAAATACGGGCTGAGTCCCCCTGTAATGTTCGTAGGGGTGTAATACAGGGTTATAAAAGCCGTCAAACGAATCTCTCCCCATAAACACGGTTTCTGATCCGTCTTCGCTCAATACACGACTATATGGAGCAAATCCAAATGTCTGATGCATTATATTGGGCAGATTATCAATGTCTTTGACCTTTACCGTAGCTACTTGAATGGTGTCTCCCGATGAATCCAAGAGCGCCCTCTGCGATGTTGCTGCCTGTAGCAACTCTAATATACCAATTACATTTTTATGATCCTCGCGGGAATCAAAAACAAAAAGATCTCCCCCTCCCAATTCAGTAACAGGACTGACCGCAACTCCAGCAGAGTTGTCTTCTGCTAAGAAAATAGACGCCCCCTCTAACTCAAAGTTATCGAGACTCTTATTCGCTGATGTTACAGCGGCTAAGAATCTTTCCCGAGAAGATTCTTTGGTGCCATCCAACCTGATTTCTGACAAAAGCTCTACGGCTTCGTCAGAAGAAATATCCCGCGCGTTAACTGCCGGACTCCAAACACCGGACTTTAATCCAGTAACTCCGACGGAACCAACTCCGTCAGAATCTCCACTGGCGTCGGTATCGGGTAGTCTGGATACTGCACCTGAAGGAAGTCGCTTGAGTCGAACTCTTTCTGAGTAGGCCACATCTTCAGCAACAGAGCGCAGCTCCCTTGGTGTGGCCCAGTCTGGGAAGCCATAGCCTCCAAATCTTTCCTCGATAAGTTGTCTCGCTTCGCCATCGTCAGTTGTTTTATCCCATATCTGTCGAGATTCATCAAGAACTGTTTCCTTGTCCCCTTTCTTGGCGTAGCTGGCTTTTTCGCGTTTTTGTTCCGGCTGGAACAATGTCCGTATTTGTTCCCACGTTATCGATTGGATCTCTCGGGTAGACAAATTAGTCCCGTCCCGTTCGTTGATAAACGCAGCCGCATCTTGGTGCGCTTTTAAGTTCAGGGCATACGTCCCGTTAATTCCAAACTGGATTGAACCATCGCTGCTGATCTTGTCTTCCCCCTTAGAGGACGCAAAATTGTGAGCTACCTCAGTGTCCGCACCAGCAACAGGGATAAAGTAAAGTGCGCTTACCGCGTGGGTATCAATGGTCCCGTCATCCGCATTAGCAGGGTCGGCAATGTTGTTCCTGAAGTTCCTTACCTTGTGCTGTTCCCCAAGAAGATCACTATGGATGGCTTCGTCAGTAGTCAGCAAAGCATTGACCGCTTTCTGGATCTCTTTGTAAGACCCCCACCCTACGGCGGCAACGGTATTGTTCTTTGTTGTCTGCAAACCGAGCCTGTTTCCTTCTGGGGATATGATGGCGTATCCCCGAGGATGGTTTATTTGGTCAAATACGCGAACGTATCTGGCAGGAAGCGTTTCGGACTCGGTCCCTTCCTTGGCTTGCTTGATTAGCTGCCCCAAGGTCTTGCCGACCATCATCTCATTGAACTTCTTCGTCTCGTGAATTCCTCTTTTCTTCCGCTTTTGGAACTCCGCCATCGTTTCATCTGAACTTTTAGTAGCGTTCTCGGCCATTTGCAGCGCCCTATCTGCCATGGTCTGAGTGTATTTCTTCCTTTTGTTCTTAGTAACGACTTCCATGACACGGCCCGCGAGGGACACGTTCTGGAACCAATCTTTCTGCGGGCTTAGAACTGCGAGTGCAGTTGAGGCTTGCTCAAGGGTAAGGTTATACCTCTCCGCCAAGTCCTGCGCGATCCGGTTCGCTCCTTCATACCATAGCTTGGCCCGCTCTCTGAGAACTGGGTGCATGGAATCGTAAAGATGAACCAAGTTATCGACGGCAAAAGCGTTTACGGTGTCGTATACCTCATCCGCCAGAGGACGCATCTCATCAAGAACACCTCTGACTGTTTGCGCCTTCCATTCTTTTGCAGCATTTACTGTTGTTTTGTCTCTGCCCCGAACGAAATCGATCAGCCCTCGCACGTTAGTCATCTGGGCTTCAGTCCCAGTAAACTCGACTTCTCCGACATATAGCATTTGGGCTATCCGCTTAACAAGTGCGTCACTGACTCTACTCGCAGAATTAATTTCTCGGATAACAGTCGCCTTTAGTTCCGTGTTGGGGAACATCTCTACCCTGCGATCATCCAGAGCCTTTAGTTGTTTATAGATAAGAGTGTCCTTGCCCCGAACCTGAGTAGGTCGGCCCCTGAGATTCTTGCGGCCTTGGAACGCTACATACTTGGCGACAGAAACGCTGTTGATTACATAGCTATCCTGCTGCTCGTAGGCTTCAAACGTGCTGTCTTCTGCCTCGCTACCTTGTGCTGTGTTGACTCTTGATCCGGCGGTGACTCCAATGCCAGACAGATCTAGTGGTGCGTCTATAGGGGAAAGAGATACAGCGTCCGCCGTGATCCCTGAAGCGATTCGTCCGGTCACTACCTTCCAGTTCGGATCGGGTTTCCCAAGATTAGCTATCTGGATAGATAAATCTAACACTTCTTCCAGCGCCGTGTTGGCACTTTCACTCGCCTCATCTCCAAGAATGAGGCGTTTAATTATATCAATAAACTCTTGGAACGCTGACTTATCGGGGGAGACACTTATCCCTCTAAGGTAGGTTTGAAACTCGGAGTTTGACCATGCGTCGGCAATAAACTCATGTATGTTTGATACGGCGTAGCCGAGTGAGCGGTCGTAGTCGCCCGCCGTGCCTACTGTGGCGTCTACCTGTGGCTTTACGCGGTGGTATAACCTAAATAAATCCCGAATTGCGGCTGGTGCATTAGCAACTGCATTCGGATCTGTAAAATCTCCACGGTCTTTTGACCATGACTCCAGCCCCCCGCGCCCCCATCCCCTTGGTCCGGCGTGCTTGTCTAGGGCTACCACTGTGGCGGCGTGTGCGGCTTCGTGTAGTAAGACCCCGCCCCAAACACGCGCTGGGGCGTTCCAAGCCCACGCCTCGTCACTAACGTAGGGATGGCTATCGCGGCTGTCGGCAGCTAGGTGAATATATCGAGTTCCGCCGAGGGTAGTTTTGCCATAATGGCTATTGCCCATAGAATCAAGTATTCTCATCTCGCCGTCTTTCGTCCCCCAACGCACTTCGGTCTCCTCAAAAGATTTACGGGCGCTCGGGTTCAAGCTGTCCCGTAAAATGAGAAGGGCTTGAAGATGACCAGACTTAGTATCTGAAGGGATCAGGTCGATAACACGCCCTAATGGCATTTTTCGGAATTGCCCCGACTCGTCGCGGCGGGGTTCAAAACTGCTCGATCTGCTCGGACCCTCTTTTTCCATTATCGCAGCGAACTCTGCGTCCCCCTCTTGGACGGAGAAGAGGGGGAGCGTAATGGGAGCCGTGATCCCTGAAGCCAGCCCCAGCGCGGCAAGATTGCCCTGACCGAGTTCACCGGAGTGATAGTCTCCGCTAAGGGTAAACTGATTCGATTGGTCTAACCCTATCCCCGCTCTCTCAAGGAACCGTTTGAATAGTTTTGCGCGGCGCGGCTCTGCGTCTAACCGGAACCTCATGCCCGGTTTCTCTGCGTCTGCTATTTGGAGCATTTGAAAGAAAGGAGCTGAGAGTTCTCGCATAACTCGGAAGGGTGTTCCTGTTCCCGTCAACTCAAACTCGCTGCCTGTTGCCCAAACCATTTCGCCAGTTGTCCTGAGTTTGACTTTCCTAACAGCACCAAAGTGCGGAGTCCCGTTGTCTACATTAAGGAATAGAGAAAACATCTCATCCCCTACTTTGACATATCTACGCAGACCTTTCTGCACCACTTCCCCCTCGCCTATGATATTCCTGCTTATCCGAAATACTTCACTTTTTCCTGTCTGATCTGCTTCAGCGATTGCTTCTTCTTCTGTTTTAACTGGAGCTAATCCCTCCGTGCCGTCACTTAGAAAGTAACCGTAACCAAAATCAGCGAGGTTTTCTACCCCTGTAATTCCTTGCTCCCTAAGAAATGCAGCCGCTTCTTGGCCAGAGCCTATCCCTGAAGCCAGCGCAGGCTCGCCTGCTTCGGGCCGCTCGATGGGCTTGTTCATGCGGATCTGCTTCCTGAATTTTTCCACGGCAGACGCAGGATTGTTTGCGTCGAAGGGGGCAAAGTTAGAATGAACCCTGAACCCTGATTCCATGGCCCTGATTTCATTGACCATTCGGTCAACAGCCACGCGCAACTGGGGGCTGATATCCCCACGAGACCTGTAGTAGCCCAACTTCTTCAAGAAACTTTTGAAGTAACGAATGATATACTGCAACAAGTTCGGATTGGTTCTAAGGAAGGCTACGTCTTCTTCGGTAGTGAAACCTCGGGTGACCCGTTGAGCGTGTTGCCGGAGCATTTCTTCGACAACTTGTTGTCTCACTGCGGGGTCGCCAGTTCGCCAGCCCATTTTCATGCTCTCGCGTGTTTTCGCTGCGTTCTCCGAGGTATCTCCGTAGGCATCGATTGCCCGATACGCATCTGCAAGAGTCATGGAGTCCATGATTTCTTGGATCTCTGTAGTAGTAAGCGCGGAAACAGAAGCGGCATGGGCAACTTCTTCATTAATCACTACCGCCAATATATGCCGTCGAGTGTGGGCTGGGACAGGACGGCCCCCATTGCGTTGCTGGAGATCCAGTCCAAGGCCCGCTAACTTCAATGGGTTTATTGTCAGGACTCCAGTCTTGGGGTCCACCTCGGCCATTACAGGTAACTCGTTGTTTACTTCTATCTGTGTTTCAGGGCTAACAAGTCCTTCAACATAAGAGATAGTTTCTTCAATCCGCGCTACTATTTCCTGTTGCGCTGCCGGATCAACTCCTGTCGCTGCTTGAACATTCGAGGCAAGACGAACTTGTTCTTGCTGCGATTCGATAATGTCGTGGGCTACTTTATTCGCTAACGCATTAGCCGTGACAGGTTCTTTACGAACCGTGCTATCAGTCGCAGGAGTAGCAGGGAATACCTTGTCCGCAATATAGTCTGCTGCGGTTGTAGAAAGAGATTCAGAGTTTACTTTGCCTTCATCTTGCAAGGCTACAAATTCGTCCATCGAAATAGACGCTTTCTTCTTTCTCGGACCAGCCGCAACTATAGCCGCTTGAGACAAATCCAAAACGGAAGAAAATATTTCCGTAAACTGTGGGATCTCAGTCCGAGTAGGATTGAAGAACGCAACGATTGCGTTAATCGCCCGCTGGAAGAAATTATTCTGTTGGTCAGAAATTACTTTTACGACCGCTTGGAAGTCAGTCGAAGTAAGAAAATGCGCCACGAACTCGTCTACATTTTCCAGCCCGTCGAGAACACGAGGGTCGTTGTTCGTGTAACCAATCTTGGCTAACTGAGGCCCGCGCACGTTGAGCCGTTCGCGTATACCTCGGACAGTTTGCTCCAGAACACCAATCGCGTTAGCTTCTTGGCGGGTCTGTTGGGCCGGAGATTTGCGGGTGACATTGGTTACAAAAGCGTGAGTGAGTTCATGCAGCAACGTGTCAGCAACTCCCCGTGGGTTATGTCCGCTAATGTTAATTGAGATAGCGGGGGTGCCATCATTGAGGATGTCAAAATTACCCGCGTAATTCTGATTCGTCTCGTCAATAGTAAGCTCTATCGTATTGATAAAGTCCGGCGACTTCAGGAGAAGTCGAGCCAGCGCCACCAGATTCTTGTCGTATTTTTTCTGTGTGCGAGCCGACACTCCGGCGATGCGGCGAAGAGCTTCGATAATAGAAGACGATTCACCACTCTTCAGCCCCAGCGCGGCTATCGCCTCAAGATTAACTCGCTGGACTTCAGCAAGAGACATTGCAGTGGGCTGTGATCGAAGCTGAAGCTCACCGATAGACTGGCGTATAAAGTTAAAGAACTCGGTTACCTGACCGTCAGTAGCCTCTACTCCTCTGAGGGATCGAATCTGATCTTTTAAGAACGCCCTGTATTCGGCGTTATCTTGAATCGTCCCTTCGATGGAGTTTGACGACAGGGTCATCATGCGGAGGGTGTCCCTGACAGGACGCCCCATGTCGAACCTGTTGCCTTTTAGTTCTTTTTGGAACTCAATGCTGGCGGGATTTGATCGACTATTACCCTGCGCCATCCACTGAACCAGATAGCCCCACAAGGTTTTGTTAGATACGCGGTCGAAATCAATAGTAGTCGAACCAAAGACTTCGTTTTGAACCAGATTAACAACCCGAGTTCTAAGTTCTTGGTCGCCAGTGATCGCCGCAACCGCATTTGATTGGGCATCTTTGAACAAACCTGAAAGCTCCGACGGAGAAAACAGAACAGGGTCTTCTTCGGGGTAAGCCGTATAGGTATCTGAAATTTCAGATTCTGGGTTAAAGTCGGGATCGGCCTGAAGTTCTGCCGCGTTCTCAGGAGAGACCGTGGACATGAAGACTTCTTTCTGGTGCTTCAGTCGAGCTTCTTGTTCTTGCTGGTAACGGTTAGCAACTTGGTTACCAAGTCCTTCAAGAGATACGGTGTCGCCTCTGAACAAGGCTTCCTGCGCCCTGAGTCTTAGTTCGATAGCCGCAGTAGCCACAAAAGGCTCTGTCAGGCCCCGCCGTGTTGGCTGTAAAAATTCAGTAACGTCTGCGCTCTGCTCCAACCTCGACATAGCTTCCTCGACGGTAATTTTTTCGTCGGGGTTAAACGGAGAAGAAATTAAATCGTTGGGGTTCTGAATACCCTGCCTACGGAGAGATGTAACCGTATTAACCAACTCACTAAGTGACGTATAATCTGGGCGGATGTTAAGCGCACGTTCAGCAGGAGTAAGTGCAGAGACAAGGCCCCGTGACTCTGGGACCATGATGTTAGAAACCACAGTAGTCTCTCCGACTTGGGTAAACCGGAAAGCAGGGTTCAGGGTAGGGGATGCGAGGGCTTCTTCAGAAACTACGATAGGCGTCCCGAGTTCCAGCAAAGTCAGCATGGCCACCGGATCATTGTCAAACTGGCCCACTTGATTCTGGTCAACAAACACTTGGCCTTGTCCGTAAACAGACTTAATTGCGGCACCGTTTGCTGGTTTGGTAATTTTTAATTTTGGAAATTTTTCTTCTACTTCTCGGGCAATGCGTCGGTTTACGGCGCGTAGAAACGGCTCGGATGTAGTCCGCTGATTAACGGGGATGCCCAGCCTTTTCAGCTTGGGGATTGTAACGATATGCTGGAACCCACTATTAATAAGAAAATTAACCGATGATTCAACAGGTTCTGACAGTTCTTGTAGGTCTTGCGTTTCTTGCTCTACCGACTGCTCGATTTTAAGTTTTCTAAGTGCAAGAATCCTATCTTTAAACACCAGTCCTCTTAGTTCAGCGGCATCTTTGGAGCTTATTGCTTTTCCTTCTCGAACTGCTCGCCGGAGTCCTTTCCTGACGGGAGATTCTGCACCAGCCGCCATTTCAAAGGACTGCGCTTCACGGTCCATTTTGTTGTAAAAAGCCTCGGCCTCATTAACTTTTTCAATCCTCTCAGTGTAATAAGCCTCAATAGCATCAACCTCACTCTGACGAGCAGGGTCTAATATCAGTTGACGCGCAAGCGGACGAGCACCTTCAAAATAATCAGGTTCTGTGCCAGCGACAGGTGGGATGAGAAGATCACGAACAGACTGGTGGTCTGTGTTTTCAACTGAACTTGCTTCTCGAACCTGCATCCCCAACGACCGCATCAGGCTCCCCTTAGTTTCAACTGTATTGGGGTCCGCCCCAGAAACAACTGGAACACTACTCGCCAATGTTTCAGCTACGGCTTCAGCTACCGAGTCAGGATTAACTGACGCTTCAAGTTCTTGTCTAAATTTTTCCCCAGACGTAATGCCTGATGCAAGAGGAACATCTCCTTCGTCTCTTTCTTTGGCTCCCCGAAGAAGTCTCTGTTTACTTTGTTCTTCAAGGATGTCTTGTTGTTCTTCCGGCGTAGGAACTACTGACAACCTCGCGTCTTTTCTGCGTGTGTCAGACGCTATCGCAGAAAGCACTTCTGCGGTTATGGGTGCTCCTTTGTCAGTAAGATCACGCGCCATACTTTCTAAAACCTCATCAAACATTCCACCCATTTGAGCGCCACTTGCCGCAGCAGGTTTTAACGGTCGGAGAGCAAATTGAGCTACAGGAACCCCCGCCCCCATTGTGCCGCCCAAAACAACAGCGTGCCATGACTGTTGCAGCCGCTCTAAAAATGGCGTGTTTTCATTCAAGGCTGCGTCGGTTACCAGCCCATTAACAAACTCATCAATGCCTTCTTCAATACCTTCGTCCCTGAAGTTTCTCATCAGCCCTTTTGCCCCACCGAAAGCATATTTTTTCATGGTCTCGGATATGGCTTTTTCAGCCACCTCCAATAGGTCTCCTTCGACCATGTTAGTAACACTTTTAGCAACAGTATTCATCTGCTTGTAGGTCAGCCCCTTCAACAAGGCGTCCTCAAGTCCTCCTTTCCCAATAACAGAAAAAGCAGAGGTAAGAATACCCGTAAAGGTTCCGGCTAAAAGCATGGAGCCAAGCGCCCTGTCGTGCGCTTCTTCTTCAGTTATGTCTGGGTTTTGCCGCAACTGGTTATACACCGCGCCATAAGTTGCCGACCCTGACCTAGTAGCTGCTGGAATAAAAACAGCGGGGGCGATGCCCAGTTTAGACGCTAGTTTCCCGTTATAGGTTTTAAGAATATCAACCGCGCCGGACCTAGTCCCTTTAATCAACCCTTCGCCAAGAAGTTCATCGGCCTGTTCAGTGATGCTCTTCCCCGCTTTTCTTCTGAAGACACTAGAAAATAATGCTTTCGTAACTCCTTTACCTGCCAAGGACGCCGAAGCGCGACCCCCCGCTTTCATAGAAGCATACGCCACAGCTCCTGCGCCCCCCGCAGGGATTGTTTTCAGTGCGAGCAAGCCAGTAATCCCTACATCCATGAGCATAGGGAAAGCAGTTTCTCCAACGTCCTGCAAAAATCCAAACTCTTCACCAAACACTTCTGCCAGTTGTCGGCGGTCAGAGTTTTTTTGCGCCACCGAAGCCAAGTAATCTTTCGACACTTGCGCTCCTAAAGAAGCAGGGATTGCATGAATTACTTGCCCAAATCCATGCCATATAGATGCTCCGAGTCCAGACAGTCGCTCTTTAAATTCATTGTAGTTATCCTCATCAGCAACAAAGGCTTCAAGAATCCGGTAGTCTTCAACGCCCGTTGCCCTGCCTGTGATTAAGGCTTTGTTCCATTCGTCAGCAACACTGGTTCGAGAAAGTAGTTTATTGTAATCTACAAACCGCTCTTGAAGGTAATTGACCCGTTGCCGCTCCAGAGCATCCTTAACATTTTGGCTCATGTCGGGATGGGCGGCTATAGCCTTGTCAAAAACGTCTTTGTTTACCAACGCTTGTGGTGAAACAGAAGGGAGGCCATACCCTAAAAACCTGATGTTTTTACCAATCTCGTCATCTTCATCATGGAACTCAAACATTTGTTTGCTGTTCGCATTATCAAGAGACAACTGTTTAAGCGCCATCTCTACCTCTTCGGGTCGTTGATCAAACTTTAGCGCATACTTTGCAGCGAGTTGCCTGATGTTAGTTCCTCTAGCTTCTTCTATCGCCCTGCGACGAGCGTTTTCTTTGTCAACATCTTCGCCTTGGCCTAGCACTCTACGTATAAGATTTACTCCTTTACGCCCCATCTCATCGAACCATTTTTCTCTGCGGTCGCCAGCGTCATATTCAGACTCGGCAAGCTCTGTTGAAAGCCCGTCTACAATAAGAGAAAAGTCTTCGTCTTCTTTTTGCTCTACTTCAAGTAGACGATAAATCTCCGTTAACTTTTTAATTTTATACAACGGAATCTCCCACCCATCAGGAGTGCTCAATTGCGCTTTAGCCGCCATAGCGTCGGCCATAGTGACCCCGCCCGCTTTAGAAGATTTGATCGCCGCAACAAGCCCCATCCTCTCTGTGGCTTCTCCCACTAAAAGCTCCCCAGAAGACAATTTAGCCATGGGGATTTCGCCCGCGTCTATCATTGCTCGCGCCCGCGCATCCTTTTCGTTGTTTACAATCTCCGTCGCCTTGTCCTTGAGAGGCTGTAATTCTTCCACGTATTCAGCCGACGGGTCGGTCACATCTGCGGCTGACAAGTAGTCCGACAAGGTCTGTGCGTCTTCAGTAGACGACAATGAGCGGTGCATATTGCGAGCTTCTTGGTCAAAAGAAACAGCACCTTGAATCGCTGAAATCCTTCGCTCGACATCACTCGCATTTTCTTCTGTCAGCAACCCTTCCTGTTGCAAAGACTGTGCGAACGCAATAGAGATTTCTTTCTCTACAGTAGGGGTGTATGCGTCGGCATTAATATACTGCTCTCGCAGATAATCTCCGTATTTTACTCTACTTTCAAGTGGGTCATCAAAATTAGTTTCAGATGACCATTCGGAGAATCCTAATGGATTGACAGTGGGTTGGGTATCAGTTTGCTCTGACATAGCAGATGCGATGGGATATGTAGTTAATTAGAAGGCTATGTAAAAAATCCTTTGCCAGCGTTTGTTTCGGACGGGCCAGTTGTAACTGAATCAGAATCTACCGGATACACGGAGTCGAGCAGGTCCATAGCTTTTTCACTGAGTGCATTAATAAGAAAGCTCTTACGGGAGGCATCATCGTAAAACTTAACCTCAAGGTATTTCTTTAACAATGGCGCATATTTTTCCCCTTTAAGTTGCCTGTCAGCGATGCCTCGCATTTGTTCTTTTTCGTCTTTACTAAGAACGAGCGGTTTAGCGACACTAACTCTTTCGTCGTCCCCTCCATCAGAATCAGGCATATAATCTGTTTCGCCGCCAAACTTCCTTATGAGCGAAATGTCTGCTTTTAAATCTGCGGTTTGGGTTTGCACCCGTTTCGCTCCATATTGAGATCTTGCTTTTTGTTGATTAGCTCTGGACTGCGCTTCTGCTATTTCGATTATTGCTTCTTCCTGTTCGGTCACTAAGCCATCAACATTAGCCATGCGCCTTGCTGCTTCTGCATCCCCAAGTTGAGCCAGTGCTTGCATCTGAGGCAGGTAACGATTGTCGAGAGATTCTCGGGCCTGCACTGAAGACAAGGCAGATTGAAACAAACTATTCGTCATCGCGCTATTCGCCAGCATTGGCTTGTCGGCAAACAAACTGACGCGGGTGTCATTTATACTCCGCACCTTATCAAAAGAAGACATATCTGAATTAGCGATCTGAGAAAGATTAGCTGATACCTGCCCCAGATGATCTGCTTCTTGTTTTTGGCGGACACTTTCTTCACGCGCCCTGTCAAAAGCAAGCACAGCACGTTGGTAATTTAATTCCGCGATTTCTTCTTTTCGCTCTTCAGCCCGCGTATTCCGCTGGCTCGCCATCAAATAATCACCCTCTCGTTGTGAGAGCGGTCTCATTCCAAAAAAGTCGCCCTTGAGCGGGGCGATGTCGTCACTGTAAGAAAACTCAGCCATTTATACGTCCGTTAAGTCTGCTCCATTTGATCTGTAAAAGCGCGGCCTATAGCTGCATCTTCTTCTCGCCTAACAGCCGCTGCTCTTCTTGCCGCCGCTCTCCTGCGGGCTTCTTCCTCTTCAGCGCGAACAGCCTCACGATAGGCTTGCGACTGTAAACGTGGCTCCCCACTCGCTGCTGCGGCTGCGCGTAACTGCCCTGCTTCTCTTCGGTAGCCTCTTCTTTCTAGTTCTCGTGCTCGTCGTCTAGCATCTCCGGCCCTCGTTCCAAGTCTGCGAGAAGGATCTTTTAATCCACCTACAGAGCCACGGAGCGCCGTGCTAGTCCCGAACTCGCGCTTTTGCATTTCAGCAAGGGCATCAAGCCCCGGCGTCTTTACATAGGCACTCGCTTCAGGGGACCGTGGGTCCATGGTGTCAGCGACTTCTTGTTGTTTTTTAAAGTCCGCATACATCTTGCGGCCTACGCGGTTGAACTTGTCTGCATCTGCAATTCCCGCATCGATCGCAGCTTGCCTCAAACCAGACATACTTGCGCGGAGAGCTTCAGGATTATTCTGTAGCTGCTCAAAAGAAACCCGCATGGCTTTCGCTAAGGTTCTTCCAGTCAACGGTTCTTGAGGAACTTCGGGAGCTTCAGAGACTTCAGGAGCTTCAGGAGCTTTAGGAGCTTTGGCAGCTTTGGCAGCTTTGGCAGCGTTACGCGCTTTAAAAGCAGCGATCATTGCCTCCCGTCGCGCCAAATCCTCGGGGTCCATATCCGCCCTTATTTGCTCGGGGGTTCGGATATTTATTTCTTCTGGTTCTCTTCCTAGTTCTGCGAGTCCCTGCATTACAGCAGACACAGGCTTTACCCCCATAGACAACATTCCCTTCCCAAACTGCTCCAAGAATCCTTTTCCCGCTAAAGGTTCTTTTTCTCCACCGACTTCAAAATATTTTTTGCGGGTGCTTTCTCTAGCTTGAGGACTAAGAAGTTCTTTAGCGGTGTTAAACCCTAAGATACTAAGCGGAGTTCTCTTCGCGTATCGCACGAACCGACCCGGCGTCTTAGGAGTTTTAGAAGGTTTAGGAGTTTCAGGGGCCGGACTCGATTTGGCCGCAGAAGACCACGGATTACGAGCAGCCCGCGCTTTTGCCGCCCCCACATCTTGCGGCGTCCGAGCCGGTGTCTTCGCGGCGGATGTCTTCGCGGCGGATGTCTTCGCGGCGGATGTCTTCGCGGCGGATGTCTTCGCGGCGGATGTCTTCGCGGCGGATGTCTTCGCGGCGGATGTCTTCGCGGCGGATGTCTTCGCGGCGGATGTCTTCGCGGCGGATGTCTTCGCGGCGGATGTCTTCGCGGCGGATGTCTTCGCAGGTGCCGTCTTGGCTTTCGGCCACGTAGACGGGTTAGAGCCGTGCGGTTTCCCTACTCGGTTGTATACCTTCCCATCTTTTTTAAATCTTCTGTTTTGAGGGTTGTCCGCGTAAGTCGTCCGCACTTTTGGTGGCCCTTTTTTCTTTGCCGCCATAACTTATTACTTTCTTTTGAGCCTTGAATTTGGATTGCGGCCTAAGCCACGGTATGGAGCCATTGGAGATGTGTTAGGAAGAGTTGAATCCCCTACACCACCAGTTTCGAGGCCCCTGCCAGCAGCTCCGGCACTAAGACCTGATTCTGGTTCTGATTTTTGAATGTTGGACCTTTTTTTCGCCTCTCTCAGTGCAGCTTGCCTATCAGGATTCACCATTTGTGTCTGCTGGAGCGTTCTCCGTGGATCAGGCTCATCAGCAAAAGGGTCATCGTCTTGTCCAAAACTGTCAACCTGTGCATCAACGTCGGCTTGCGTTACTGGCTTGCCCGTAAACGGGTCAGTTTTTTCTTTTCCGTAACTGGCGACCTGTGCGTCAATATCGGCTTGCGTTATTGGCTTACCCGTAAACGGATCAGGCTGTCCGATTCCCTGTCCTCGGGGGTCCATTTTTTGGAAACTGGTCGCCCATGAACTAGGCTTAAAAAATTTAAATTCAGACATACAGAAACGACTAAAGTGCGGAATAAGAATATGAGTTAAGCGGTAAAGTGTCAATCCAGCAAAACCGCATCTCGGTTCTGTAATGCCTGTCCCAACTGCTTGATTGTGGTCCGGCGGTGAGGACGCCCATCCTTTCTTTCTTCAGGCGGGTCAACCGCAACGAGGCCAAGTCTCTGTCGAGCGCAGTCCAACGCCAGAAAAGCTGCGTCAGCAAGGTCGGGGCTGCGCCCGAAACGAGACTTAAACTCAGGCTTCGACTCGATTTTTACCCGCAGGGTGCCGCTTTTCACCATGTCGTAATTTCGACTGGTTATTTCTTGGGCCAGATCAGTGCTGACTCCAAATACTTGACGAGTCCGCATCAATTCTTTCCCGACGAACCAAAGCTCGGAGACCCTGTTCACATACAACTCCGTGCCTACCGACCGACTGTTTGCGCTTACCCGCTTGTCACTAGCTTTTCCACCAAACCCAACCCGCAAGAACCCGCTTTCCCATTCTCCAGACAACACATCGCAAAAGGGTGCCCCCGCACCAGTGGCGTCAACAGCAACATTCTCAGGTAGAATGTGGCGCTTTTCGCAGTGTTCTTTAATTTGTCGAACAATTTGGTAGGTCCGAGGAACTGCCTTATTAGTAGCGTCATCATTCAAGTGAATCGCTTCACCGAACTCAATAACGTATTGGCCCGTCGTGTCATACCCCACCGAGGCTGTGTATAATATGGTCCGGTCACCGCCATTCGTAAACGCGGGGTCAATCCCAGCTACCTTAACGGGAGCACCTTGCCACTCAACTTTGTTCATCGCTTTTGACATCGCGAGTTCGTTCTCTCCATAAATCCCCGTCGTCTCGTCCGAATCAAAAAAGATAGCGCGAACCATCCGCATATAACCACGAGACTCAGGGCCGAGCAGCCCCTTATCCTCGTCAATTTTTTCCTGAGTAGGCAACCATGGGTAAAGGACTTCTCCCGCAATAATGTTGGGGGAGCGTTCTCCGTCTAGCCGGATATAATCGCCGCCCCATTTAGTCGGCCATCCGTCTTCCATGTTGGTGTCAACTGAGTCCCACCCGTTGATCGGCTCTGACCATATGCCAAAAGCGTCAAATCGACTGTTGGGGTTCGACATTCCAATTAGTTGGAACTCGGGGTTTTTAGACAAGTTAGATAAGCCCGCCTGTAAAATAGCCTCTGACAATTCAGAAAGCTCATCCCCGATCAAAATTACCCGTTTTTGCTTAATACCGATAAACTTACCTACGGCCTCGCGTGTTTTCGACTTCTCCGCAGCAATGAGTGAAATGCCCGCTCGCTCAATAAGCGTCCCCTTCTCATCAATGTAGGCGGCGTTACCAATCGAGTCGCGGATCTTGATCGGCGCTCCGTCAATCACGGACAACAAAGACATAACCGATCCCCAGATCCTCTTGCGAGCCTCACGCAGTGTGGTCGAAGTCATCAATACAAGTGTGTCCTTGGGTTTGGACAACCAGTTGATAATGCCCCACGCAGCCATCGTGTGTGACTTACCGGAAGACGCGGACCCGCCAATGGCCAGATACTTATTATTTAATGCCGCCCATATCATCTGTTCTGCCCACGGATGGCGGATCATTAACTTTTCAGGAAGATCGTCGTGATTCCACAGCTCGTCGCATATGCGCCAAAAATAATATTCTTTCGCCCGCAAGTGTTCGTGGTTTGCAAAGCCATACAACAAAGCGGTGATAAGACTGGTCGGCGGAATGAACAACCCCCCTACATCCATGCGTTTTGTTTTGCTGTCGATTCTCGGTTCGAGTATCTGCTTGATGGAAGGATTGCTTACCGCCATAATCAAATACACAGATTACGCCTGAACAAAGTGCCTGACAAACCTAAAGACGATAGCCTCCAGCAAAGGGCCTTAACGATGTATAAAGCAGACTGGAAGACAGTCTCTATTGCCAAAGAGCTTGGAGTTCACCCCGGCACAGTGCGTCGTTGGTTCAAAAAAATGGGTATCCCCGCTAAAAAGAATGGGCTACACCCACGAGAAGAGGTTCCAGAAGAAACGCCTGCCGATGAACTGGCTGACGCAATAGATCATCAACTAGAGTCCACTACAGACGAGGCAATTCTTCGAGCAAGCCACGACGCCCGTAAGGAAGAAGACGAAGCAATTCTGGAAATTGCAGAACGGCAATCTACACCTGCGGATAAATATCAGCATTACGCTGCGGCCACAGGCATTAAGCTCATGCGCGACAGTGTCAAAAACCTGCGCCCAGCCAAAACAGTCCGTGAACTCTCTGAACTAGACCAATTCATACGACGAAATCTGGGGCTTAACGCCAAGTCAGGCGGAAGCAGTAAGATGCAGATCGACATCTCAATACTCAACAACACAAAAGCCGACCGAGGTGACGGTGCAGTTAAGCCCGTTATTGACTTAGACTAATGATTTTTGACTTTGACTCCGGTGCCCCTGAATTTGACGGTGCAAAATACGAGCCGTCGAACGACCCATATTTTTACAGGCAAGCTGACCCAACTTGTTGGACTGCGTTCTCTGAAGAGCCAGAGAATAAGAAAAAGAAAAGTGGGGTCATGCTGTTTAGCGAACTCAAAGACGCATATGTGGGAGTTATTGAGCACCCACGCAACCCTACTGTGGCCTGTTACTCCCTTGCTGGAACCCGCATAATCCTCAAGGAGAAACACGGGCTTAACGAAAAAGAGATCGAGATGGCTTTAGACCAACTAAAATCGTGTGACTTAGGTCCGAACACTCCATGCTTTCTCGATTCCACAACCCTTGAAGAATGAAACTCTTTGAGCAAAGAGCAGTGGAAACCAATCCAACTGTTTTAATTCGGGAAGACTACCCACACAAAAACGACTTCGCGTTTACTAAAAGAAAATTAGTCGGGGTTTTTTTTCGCGTAATTCCTGAAACTGCGAGGGAAGTTTTCTTTCTTCAAGGACTAGCTAAAAACTACACGTTGTTCACTCCTGAAACAGGGAACGGATTGATTATCTCTCCTTCTTGTTTGAAAGAGTATACAAAATGATAGTCGGCGTTGACAACGGGCTAGACGGTGGGCTTTGCGCTATCTCAGACTTCGATGGTGGAGTCATCGATAAAATTCCAATGCCTACAATGCAGAAGAGTAAAAAGCGTGAAGTTGATGCGCGTAAAATCAATGAGTGGTTAATAAGTCTGCACACGCCGTTTACGTTAGCTGTAGAAGAACCCCTCGCTCACGCAAAGAGTTCACAAGCGGTTCGATCTATGGCTTTAAGTTTTGGCAAGATCGTGGGCATGGCCGAAGTGAAGGGGTATGACCTAGTAAGGGTTTCGGTTCATAAGTGGCAAAAAGAAATTCTAGGTAACATCCCCAAGGGGATGTCTAAGAAATTTGCGATGAAAATAGCAGAGTCCACGGCCCCCGAAGAGAACTGGCTCAAGAACAAGCGGTGCAGGAAACCCCACGACGGAATGATCGATGCGTATTTAATTGCTAAATATATTTTGACTAAGCAGCAAAAGTAGGTATTGTCCGGCCCATGCCAGATAGCCATTCTGATCGAGACCACGCTGAATTTTCTCCTTCCGCCCTGAAGTATATAGCGGGCTGTGCTGGGTTCCACGGAAGAAGCGGAACAAACGCCGCTGCCGAAAAAGGCACAAGGATACACGAAGCATTGGAAGTCGAGGACACTTCTAACCTCCAAAGCGAAGAAGAGATTTCAATCTACGAGCAGATCATGGAGGAGGAAAAAGCGTTCCTCGCAAACTACGCCCAAAGTGGGAGAAAGCAGACCAAAGATTTCAAAGAGATCCAGTTGACCGTCGAGTTAGAAGGAACGGAAACTTGGGGCACTTGTGACCGCCTCACTGTCTTCAACGACGGCACAGCGGTTCAGGCCGACTACAAGACAGGGATCTCCATGATCGATCCTCCAGAAAAGAACTGGCAAGCCCAAGCGTATACCGTTGGGACTTTTCAAAAGTTCCCTGACCTTAAAGAAATTACGTTTGTGTTCTACGTTCCTGTAAGGAACGAGACTTTGTTCCACACATTTAAAAGAGAAGACATTCCGGTTCTTGTTAGAAGACTAACAGAAGTTATCAAGAGGGGAGAGTCTGTTAGACCCAAGTGGGAAAACGGAACCCCAGAACTTGCTGACCTCACGCCTACAGTTAATTGTCGGTTCTGCCGTCACGAAGACGCTTGTCCTGCTCTAGGCGGGGTAGTGGTTTCGGTAGCAAAAAAGATAAACACGGATCTACCAGACGTTGATCTCGATGAAGTAGAAGACCCTGAAGTAATCGAACAGCTATGGGTGATCGCAAAGATGGTTTCTAACTGGGCCGACAGACTAAAGAAACGCGCCGTAGCCATGGCAAAAGATGGGACAGAGTTCCCTAGCTTACGCCTTAGAAATATGGGGGCCACAAAGAAAGTGGAGGATAATATTAAACTGTTAGAAATCGCTGAACAGTTTGGAATGAGCGCAGAAGAAGTTATCGAGGCATCTAATTTGCCGCTGGCAAAGATAGCCAAAACGCTCGGTGACAAAGCGGAAAAGGGGGAGCGGAAAAAAATATCTCAAGAATTTGTTGACGCCTGTGTGGATGCAGGTATTGTCACAACATCACAGGCGCGGCATACCCTCGCCTAACACAAGAAACAAGAAACAGAGAAACATACAATGGCAGGTAAAATTAAGGAAGCCACCACTACGGAAATCATGTCCCCCGCGAGCATGATGATTGAACCCAGCGACATCGAGATCCCAAGGATCAACGTGGTGCAAAAAACATCTGAGATCGACGCTCCTTTTGGAAGCATCGTCTTGGACAAACAATTCGTCATCGCAGAACCGGAGACGGATGTTTTGGCTGTCCCAGTATCAGTGATTAAGGGATGGCGGGAAGATATCCCATATGACGATGATGAGGTTCCTCGAATCGCTTATTCGCAAGAAGAGCGCGATTCGATCGCCGCATCCTCGGATTACCCAATGTTGGAATTTGCTGACATCACTTTGGCTATCGAAAAGCCGGAGAAGACAGAAGTGGACGCCGCATTCCCGTTCCCTATTGGGGACAAGTTCTTCGCCCTCGGACGTATTAATGTCGCGAAGGATGCCTACAGGCAGACTTTCAAGCGGCTCGCTACGTTCACCTTGTTCAACCCCGAGACTCCTCCGTCTACTCGTTACTGGAATTTTACATCTTCAGTAATCAGCAGGGGGAAGTATTCTTGGTATGCTCCAAGTCTCACCTTTACCGACGGAGAGACAAGTGAGGCCGTGCAGAAATTCGCCAACAACTTTGCAAGATAATGGCGGACTTCGACGAAAAATTAGTGGAGGAGGAAGTGATCATGCTTGGGGGTATGATCGACGAACTCGAAAAATCCATCGACACGGCTTACGAGAGTAAACACAAGCTCATGTCCATCAGAACCGCATTGGCAGGTTCTATCGGAATGGACCTCCCATCCGAAGATAAGAACCAGTTAGACCTGACTCTTATCGTGGATGGGCAGGAAACTGAGGTGGAGAAAGGCGAGAACTAAAAGATCGGGTATTGAGGCGGGGCGGCTAGGTTTGTTAGTGTTCCGAAGTCGTTCTGGTTAAAGCATCGCCCTCGCAGTAATCTCATAAAAGCTGCGGCGTTATCGAATAGCCCCTCACTGGTTCCGTTCATGTCCAGTGGGGGGCTTTTCTTTTGAAGTCATGGAAATCTACGCGCTCGATTACGAGACCTATTACGACAAGCGGTGCAGCATCAAGACGCTCGGCCCTCTGGGATACTTCTCGCACCCAGACTTCGACGCTTACCTGTTGACCGTGAAGGGAACCGATGGAACTGAGTTCGTCGGGCACCCAAAGAACTTTAACTGGGAATTATTAATTGGTAATACCGCACTAAGTCACAACGCAGCATTTGATGAAACCTTATATTTATATGGCGCTACCAAAGCGTGGTGGCCAGAAGTCCAACCAGCCGAGTGGCATTGCACGGCGGATCTGGCGGCGTATGTGCGCTTGCCTCGGTCGCTTAAAGGAGCGAGTCATGCAGCTTTTGGACTAGAGATTGACAAGACCACCCGCGACAACATGAGCGGGAAGCGGTGGGAGTCGATGACCGATGAGTTCCGCGAAGAAGTTAGCGCCTACGCGATCAAGGACGCCGAGCTTTGTCTCCGGTTGTGGGAGGAGTTCAGCGACCGCTGGCCGGAAGAGGAACGGGCGATCAGCACCCTGAACCGGAGGATCTGTCAGGGCGGAATCCCTATCGACACGGACCTTTTGAAGAAACAACTGGAGACAATAAATGAGAAGTTGTTTGAGGCAGAATCTCATATTCCATGGCTGGGGAGTAAACCACTCTTGAGCCGTGCGGCATTCGACGAGGAGTGCCAGAAGGTTGGGCTAGAGCCACCTGCGAGTCTGGCGAAGACCAACCCTGAGAGTAGGAAGTGGATTGAATACAACAGTCAGAAGCACGATTGGATCGAGGCCACACAGAACTGGAGAAGGATCAATGCACTAAAGAAAAAGGTCGAGAGCTTCGATGTGGCGACCATGCCTGACGGTAGATACTACGGCGGCTTTATGTATTTCGGGGCGCACACGGGTCGGTTCAGTGGTAGCGGAGGAAACCTCAACCTCCAGAACCTGCCGCGTGACGAAATGTTCGGGATCAATCTTCGGCATCTCATATCTACAAAAAAAGATAAACGGTTAGTGGTGGCAGACTTGAGCCAAATCGAAGTCCGAACACTGTGCTGGCTGGCTGGAGACAAGGAGATGCTTGAAGAGATTGAAGCTACCGATGATATCTATGAGGCTTTTGCGATCCGCTTTCATAAGTGGAAAAAAGAGGACGGCTCACTTAAACAAGACCCCAAACTAAGACATAAGGTAAAGGCTATGGTCTTAGGTTGCGGATACGGAGCGGGTAAGAAACGGTTTGGTGAGATGTCAGGTATGGATGAATTTGAAGCAGATAGTGCTTGGACTCGTTACCGGACGACGATGGAAAGTGTAGTCCGCCTATGGAAACAATATAACGTAGATATTAACGGGGCCTACAATCTGTCAGAACAGGGAATGCCCACCCCGTTCACGGTGGATCTGCCAAGTGGACGGGTGTTGGACTACGGTCTGATTTCTGCGGATAAGGTTGAAGGGGACCGGACACAATACACCGCCCACTTCCCAAGGGGGACTAAGATGGTCCCTATAAAATTATGGGGCGGCTTCGTAGCTGAAAACGCTTCTCAAGCACTCGCCCGTGATATTTTTAGTGATATGCTTGTCAGGGTTGCTGCCGCAGGGCATAACGTCATCATGCACGTTCACGACGAAATTGTTGTGGAGGCTGACGCGGATAAAGCGGATGCCGCGCTCGAAGACATTCTGGCAATAATGTCTACCCCGCCGGAATGGATACCGGATATTCCCCTCGACGCTGAAGGGACCACGCTTACCAGATACACTAAATGACTTACAGACATATTGAAAATTTGCGATCTGCCGCTGCGAGAAAGGCGACAGACATTTCTAAACTGCCTTACAACGTCCCTAAGTTTTCCTCAAAAGCGGAATACCGAGCGTGGTGTGCTGATAATAAAACAAAGCACGTTTTTTACTCGGCTATCGAGGGACGCGCCCCGTCAAAAAGGGTATCCGCAGAAAACCCTCCCAACAAAATCTATGGGATAGTTGCTGACTACGACGCCCCAGTAAACTGGAGCATGGTGGACGGAAAGATATCAACTGTCTGCGCCGGAGCATTGCCTTCGTGGAGATCTAAAACGCACAGTGGGTATATACGACTCGTGTGGGAGTTTGCAGAGGGGCTTCCGATTGCTCCAGAAATGGTAGGACCGTTCACCAAGGAGATGAAACGAGTTCTCAGGCTAAATAAAATATTTGCTGGGTTTGACGATACCTCCTTAAACCCATCGCAGTATTTTGAGTTAGGGACGGAGTGGACATCAGTCGGCCCACAGCTTGACAAGAGTGTCGTCCACACGGCGCTCTTAAAAGCCGCCGAAACAAACGCACCTCAATCGGGGGACACTTCGATCCCTATCGACGTTGTTGCAGAAAAAGTCAAAGCCGATTATGGTCACCGATGGGCGGGGGCGTTTGAGATTGGGAGCAGGGGGCCGCTATTCTGGATTGATGACGGGATTGATCGTGAAGGCTGTCAGGTCAGCGAAGACGGAATAATTTGCTACAGCGATAGAGCAGGTAGAGGGTTCATGTCATGGCGCGACATTTTTGGAGCGGGATTTGTAGAGGCGTTTGAGCAAAAGAAAATGGGCAACTTGCTCGATGAGTATTGGTTCAACGGCAAACGATTCTTCAAGCTGTTGAATAACTTGGCAGTCGAGATCCCCAGAGAACAACTCGTATTGGAACTAAGGCAGATGGGGTTCTGTCCCAAGCAACAAAAGGGGAAGCCACTGTCTGAGGTTGAGTCGGCAATCCTTGTTATAAGTAACCAGAACAGGGTTCACGAGATCGCCCCCGTGGTCTTCTCTAAGGACCGCATAGTCGAGTGTAGCGGAAACCGAATTCTCAACACATCTACTATTGAGCCAGTCGAGCCAGCAGACGATGGAGACCCGAAGAACTGGCCTTTCCTTCACACATGGCTACATCAGTTGTTCGAGGACTCTACATCACGCCCAACTATTGAATACTTTTTTGCATGGATGAAGCGGTTCTACGAAGCCGTTTTAGACAGGGAGTCAAGGCAAGGACACGCGCTTATTCTGGTCGGGCCGACCAACAAGGGAAAGAGCCTGTTGTCTAACAGAGTTATCTCAGGTCTTGTTGGGGGATTTTCCGACGCATCCGATTACCTGTCGGGGCATACCAAGTTTAACAAAGATCTGGGGCGCGTGGCAGCATGGGTCATCGACGACACAACCAGTGCCAGTTCCTTTCAAGATCAACGAAAAGCAACCGAACTTATCAAGCGGGCCGTAGCAAATCCCCGTATTGAATACATGGCCAAGTATGCGGATGCTCTTTCTATCCCATGGGCAGGGCGTGTGATTATGTCTCTGAACATGGACGCTAACAGCCTATCGGTAATACCCGCTCTCGACAGTAGTAACCGTGACAAGCTCATGGCCTTAAAGGTGCGGGATAACGCAACTAGCAAGTTTCCACCTAACAAAATGTTGGAGGCAACAATTAAAAACGAGTTACCTTATTTTGGAAAATGGTTGGTGGATTGGACGGTTCCGCAAGAGATTGAATCTTACGGACGTTTTGGGATTGTCAGCTTTATCGACATCTCAGTAGCGTCAGCCGCTTATGACAACTCTAGTCGATCAGCCGTAGCAGAACTGGTAGAGTTCTTTGCAAAGAAATGTCGGGCGCTCAATAAGACCCACAGCGTATGGGAGGGAACCCTGACTGAGTTCCAAGTAACCCTACATGATTTTAATAATGGACGCGGCGTTGGTATGTCAAACAACCTTGAATTTGTTCGGAGGGGGATGTCGGCTCTTGAGGAAGCAGGAAAGGCTAACGCTAATATCCGTCCGGTAAAATCAGTCGGACACGGTGGGGGGAAAGTGTGGTCGATTAGTATCGAGGAAAAGTATGATATCGTATCCACTTCGGTCCCAGTGTCATAAAGACATGGGGGAACGGAGAGCAGAGATAGGGATGTGATAGCCAGACACTTTGTAAGCGAAGCCGTAGTCGTCTTCTTCTCCTTTGCGTTTGAACTCGCCCTGATCTAGCAAACGGTTTTTAGTTATCCAGCCCAACATCCAAGCGCGAGTCAGATCCTTACGGACGCGGACAAAGAAATAATGGCTCGCTTTAAGGGGTTTCCCTTCAGGGCAAACAACAGAAGCTGTGTAATGAGGCTTTGGTTTATCGTGGCAAGTCTTCGACTTTACATCGATCTTTCTATTTCCCAATAAGTAATCGTGGGTCAGGCTGTAATTTCCGACATACTTAGCGTCAGAAAAAAGAAGCTCGAAGCCTATCTCGCCAAGGAAGCCCGTCATGCGGCCCGCACCACGGGTGAACGAATTGGGGAGCACACCAAGATTCTGGCTCCTCTCGAAAGCCTGTTTTACATTTTCGGAGTTCGGGGTGAACTTTATGAGCTTGCCGCGTTTGTCTTTTGAAAACTGACGCGGCAGTTTTTTCTTCATCACCAAAGATGCTTACACGCCCAATACCTAGCTGTAGTTTTATCTTTGGCGGTTTTGCAATTATGACGAGCGCGGAAATTAGCGCGTCTCTTGGGGTTCTTGTGCTTGCGGAAATCAGAATAGTCGCGATGCCCGTATGATACCTTTTTAACTTTGTCGCCTTGCTTGCCGAGGACCACAAACTTTTTCTTGCTTCCTTTAGGAGCGCGTTTCGGTTTGTTGAAACCAGCGAAAGTTTCGCCGTGGTATTGGATTCTACCTGAAGGCAGACGTTTAAAGCGTTTAGTAGCCACCGCGCATACGCCTTTCTACCGCCTCCGTAAAAGACTCGGCTTTCTTAGCGGCTTTCTTCTTAGCAGCTTTTTTCTTAGTGGCTTTTTTCTTCGGGGCCGAATGCCCATAACCTTTTTTCTTGAGCGCGAGATGCTGCTCGTAGGTTTTAGCAGCTACAGCTTTACCCGTTTTCGGGTGATACATATTGTGTGGTTTGAAATCTTTTTTCTTCATGTTGATTATCGTTTTGAGGCTCTCAAAAAAGCTCGTCGTTCTGCGTCTGTGTATTTGGCTCGCTGTTTTCCCTTTGCCGTAGCCGCACGTTTTTTGCGGTTACCCGCTGCTTTTTGCGCGGAAGACAACATATTCCTAGCCGCTCGGGGTAAGTAACGCTCCCCCGTTTCGGAAGACTTCTTACCAGAGCTGGTTCCCCAGTCTTCTTTTGTCCACTTTTTCAAGGACTTCTGCGACTTCTTCAAAGCCATTATCGGTATCCTCCTCCCTTAGCTTTATATTCACGGGCGAGCATTTGTGCTTTGCGAGCAGACCACTGACCGCTGCGGCCTCCTTTTGATCCGGCTTTAATCCGTTCAAAGAGCCGCTTACGCATAGTTGGCTTTGTGTAGTTGCCTGCTTCGTTAACTCTGGATTTCTTTTTTGGCATTAGCTTGGAATCTTTTTGTGAACCGCTCCCATGCGGGGAAAAATATTTCGTCGATGCAGCGAACGATGGCTTCTTCTTCATACGCCTCACAATAAGCGAGACCGGAAATGCCTAACGCCGCGTGAACCATCTCATGGCGAATCGTCTCGATTAGGTCTTTCCCTTTGAGGGTTTTGTCTATCTCAATTAGTTTGCGGCGGTGAGAATACATCCCATAACAGTCGTCGTCTCCTAGATCTCTGAAGCGGATTCGGACCCGAACGCCACCCATTGTTATGCTTTTGGGGACGCTCATCCTTCTGCAAATTTTTTAATCGCACGGGCGTAGACACCCGCGAGCCTCCCGCGATTGTTGTTAATCATTCTCCACTCGTCTACGTTACTGCCAAAAAAAGGTTCTGCGATAACGGCTACAGGGCGCACCTTCCGTAAAAAATAACTGCCGCGTTGTTTGGGTCCGCGTGGTTTTGCACCGCGAGATTTCATGTCGGGGTAGGATTTCTCCATTTCATCACGGAGCATGGACGCAAGTTTTTGTCCACCCATGCTGGTTCGCCAGTAGAGCCATTCGTGTCCGGTAGCCGACGGACTGGCGGAGTTAAAATGCAGCTCGATGACGGCGTCGATGTCGTCTTCAATTAGCTTGCGGGACAGATAGTTTATTCCTCCGACATAACTCTTAGCCGGATATTGATCGTAGATCCGGTGGTCTACATTTAAAACATGAGCAATTCGACGGACCATGTCGCGATTAAAGTCCCACTCCGAGAGAACATACTCGCCCGTTGTGTAAGCTCCTTGGTCCCCCAAACGGGAATGTCCAACTGCCAGACCGACTTTCATTTTTTAATGACTCGGTAAAGGGATACGAGGCCAACAGAAATACCGACAATAAGGGAGCCAACGCGCAGCCAGTATTCAAATTGTTCCTGCATACTTGTGATGAGGCCCAGCATCGGGGCGGTCATACCAACTAAAGAGTCCAGCACCTTGGAGTAGTTAATCATTTTTCGCCAATAATAACCGCACGACGATAACTGTAGTCGCTGTGAAACTTGTGGTCTTTGCGCCCAACTAGAACGCCCTCTTTGAACTGGTAGGTCTGCCCTTCAATCAACGTGATCGTCGGTGGATCGTATAAGGCGCTTGCGTTCGCGGTCGATGCGTTTAGCGACGCGCTCGATGAGCAGCTTGCTATGAGCGTCACCAACGGCAGCAAGGCCATCAAGCCTATCTTCCAAAGCGTCGAGATGTCTGTCTCGTTGCAGTCGCACGAATTCGACATAAGCCTGTAGAGCAGCAGTTAGCAGTTGAAAGAATGTCTTCACTTGCTCTTCGCCTTGCCCACGTTGAGGGCGAGCCAGCTAATGACGCCTGAAATGCGCTGAACCCATTTGTTGTCCGATTCGTTCGGAGTCATGGTTGCGATAAGGGATGCCACCGCGATAACGCTGGCTGCGATTTGCAGAAGTTCCTCTGCGTTTTCTGTGATGTATTGGATCATGGTGGGGGTTACATTATGTTGATTGTGCTTCCGCCTGCTCCGGCAGGGGAAACACGAAATACTGGCTTGGCTGCTCCACGATGGGCGTCCAGTTCCTCGTCTAGCAAAGCACGACACACGGACCAGTGGTAGTTAGCTCGCTCAACGTCTGCGTTCTCTTCAGCAATGGAGCCGAGAAGCGCGTGTTTGATTGCGTTGAGACTGGAGATGTAGACAACGTCTGTGCTGCTGAGAAGTTTCTGGAACTTCCGCTTCAAAAGGAGGCGAAGGGTAACAGTCTTGTCATCCCTGTTATCAATCCGGTAGCGTCGGTAGCGGGTTACTTGGTTAGCCTGTTGAAGCCTGCTGGCAGCTACGCGAGTTACTGTAGGTGACGAACCCGTCTCAACCCACAACAACTGGAGAGGCTGGGATAGGCCAAGAGGTCCAACCCTTATTTCACTGACGCTTGTGATGTCGTTGGCAGTTGTTGTGAGAAATTCATCACTTGAATCTTCGTTATTACAAGTGAACTTGCCGCCGTTGTTGCCTCCGTTGTCTTCGTCAACATCGGGGTCGGAGGTGTTCGTGCCATCAGAATAAGTTACATGGACCGTCTCAGTATTCCCATTAGGTAAATTAGTGTCGGGGTTAATTGTTCTTAACTGTAACTGGTAGGTCTTCCCATCCACAGGTTCCTCGACGGTGGCTGAGTAGCCGTCGTCAATAATACCCATAGACGCGAGAGTATGCTCTCCCGCATCGTCATCCCGACCAAACAGTCGGTAGTCGTGGAATTGACTGCGAACAGTCCTCGGAAAAGAATAATCGGTGCTGCTCCCGTCGCTATCGACAAGGGCCGAAATAATTGATTCAGCGTTGTCGGGGATAGTAAATGTGCTGGCGTCCGTAGTGACAACATCCTCAAAAACGAGATCTCGCCACATACCCATATTGTAGAGTCTGGGCAGGGCCAGATTCAGCTCCTTCAGGAACTGGGTCGAGTTAGCGCCCTTGGACCCGCATACATCTAGCAGGGCATCCTCGACGCCTTGGACAGTCAATGTGGCCATAATCCACAGTAACAGTATTCGTGTTAAGGGTCAAGGGTCAGGGGGCTGGGGAAGGGGATCGTGAAGTCAGGGTCTTTTGCGTTTTCCTGTGCTTTTATGTAGTCAGGAAAATCTTTGTTTTTAACGGAAAAAATCCTGACAGGCATAGTTGTGTAACCATTATCCAGCAAGACCGTGGCCCTGTGTCGGCCAGCGTGTTCTATAACCCTTCCGTCTTGTATGACTAGGTGTGGGAGAAGAAAAAAGGGGAGTCCTGCATTAAAAGCATTTCTCGCGTGGGGTCTTTCTTCTTTGGCTAAGAACCTAGAAAGGCTCAAAAAGTCTTGGATATTAAATTCAAACAAAGACCATTCAAACCCACTGTAACCCACAGGGGCTTCTTCAAAGATACCCTTTGCAAAACAAGCAGTCGCGCATTTAGCTGCCAGTGTCATTCACTCTACCAAGGAGGAAGATCGACCAATGGACATCACTAGATATGTCTTGGGTCACTTGTGCATCTTCGTTCACAGACCCTAATTTTACACGGTATGTTCCTACTTCAATAGTGCCGTTTCCAGTGGTCTGTCTGTCAAGGGGGCTATGCCCAATAGCAACAGCAGGTATGTCTGACTGAGCCGTCGTCCCGTCTACTGTCACCCAGCACTTGGTGACCTTATCGGCATGGTCAAGGTCAACTTTCCAATAGAGGTAAACGTCACCATACCCGTCCAGTTGGTGATACTTTGTGTCGTTGTCGTTAAAGTTAATCCCCGAAGTCATTGATGCGCCGTCTTCCGTGTCTATTGTAGGGACTTTTGCGTTTAGACCGTCTACAACATTTTGTCCTGAGCGACCGTGATTGTGGGCTGCGTTTGTTTGGGGGGATACGCCTCCATGCGTGGGGAAGGGTTGTCCGGTCTGCTGCGTCCCTGACGGCCATGTATCAGTATCAATATCCTCCGCTAACAAAGTGCCGTCACCGTTTAACCCATAGTAAATATTGATCTGGTCAATCCTCCAAAGCAACTGCCCGTAAGCAACCTTCGCCCCGCCGTCACCGTGCATCAACGCAAACGCATGAGGGCGGTGCAGGATCTCAGGATTTTCAGGACGGTTCCCGCTGGCATCGAGACTGCCAATGACAGAGCCGTCAGGGTAGGCGGTAGGGGGTATGTCTTCTAGTTTGGCCATCTTATCAAGCCGGAGGGTGAACTAAAACCACTTCCAGTAAGTAGCCGCCACGGAAGGGCTTCTGGGATACGGCCCCTTCAAATGCGCCCGCAGGCCAGTCAGTCGGGTCGGACGCCTGAAGCCAAGGCTTGGGGAACGCATATTCCCCCATCTTGTAGGTCGGGTGTTCCGTTCCAATAAAGTCGGTCAGGGTGATAGCGGGGGACAAGACATTGGAGACACTCACACTGTATTGCACCCCACTATACCGCGCACTGGTGGGCTTGAAAACTGTAGGAGTAGGGGGCGTCATGGCCGTTTTCTTCCATATCTGCCGGACGGTCATCTTGGTTGGGCCGCTGTGTCCCGCCTTCCCTTCTTTCATGCGGACAGTCACCACAGTCTGGCTGGCCCCATCTTTTCTATTGGCGGTCGTAAACACCAGCCCATCAACAACGGAGGGCCATGTGAAATTTTGCCAAGTAGTATATTCACGGAGCTTCTTGCCGCCAGTCCCATAGCCATAATCATCAGTGCCTAGCCCTTGGGGGATCACATCTTGGATAGTTACCTGCCACCAGTCGTTGCTGAGTTGCTGGGTTTCAAAGTTTTGACCCTCAGTGCTCAACCCCCAATTAGCTTCAGCCTCGTAACCAGTGGTCCCAGCTTCTCTATTACCTTGGGGAGTCGCGAAGTCTTCACCCCGATGAACCAGCTTCACAACTGTTTTTAACATACCCCCAGTCGCGGGGTCCAAGCTCTGGCTAACAATATCAACCCGCCTAAAATAAACGCGCTGCTCAACGACAAACAGGCTGTCCAGTTCTTGATCCCCAATGCGCTTTTGCTGGCGCGTCATCAGAATGTAATCAGTGGAAACTTCTTCTTCGTCGGTTGTGGACCCCGCGCCGTCGTGGTATTCCACTATGTTTTCGGCTGCAAACTGACTTGTGGGGTCCGGCATAGCATCACCCGCTTGATACTCAGCATCAGTATCCGAGAAATCAGATCGAAGGGTAACGTAAGTCCGAACGACCGTGTCGTATTTATTGCCGCCTAAATCAGCCTGACTAAACTCAAAATTATAATCGTCTTGGTGACGACGGTCGGCGGCGTAGTAATATTCAAAATATAACCCTTCGCCATCGGCTTGCTTGACATAACACAGCTTATGGCGAGGAAACTTTTCCGTGTCTGGGTGGGCCGTGCCGTAGCTAGGATGGGCGAGATAAACTCGTGCGTTGTTGCTTACGTCTAACGGAGAAGAGGCATCAGGTTGTTCGCGCACATAAAACGTGAACGTGTCGGCATCAACCTTTGTTATCTCGTGAGTTCCACTCGGGCGAAAATAACCGGAATCATTTTCACGGGAACCGAGGCCGTCTATGGTAACAACGTCGCCCGTTAGAAATTGATGGGCGGAGGAAGTATTTACAGTGACCGTGAACCCTGCTTTGTGGGTTCCTGCTGGGACGCTGACGGAAGCAGCCGACCACGTTGCAGAAGATATGGATACACCAGTTCCTGCCCCAACCGTCTTTGCATCAACCGTTTCGTAGAACAACAGGTCCGCAACGCTCGGTGAAACGAACGAGAGGACGCTCTGGCGTTCTGGCGAAGGTTGATTGCGGCTGAGAGGCATGGTTCACTATTCGGGGGCAAGGAATTGTTCAACCCACTCAAGATAGGATGCGTGGTCTTGCAAATTACTTTT